AATGCTAACTTTAATGTTGCAAATGACAACCACTTCGAGGATATCCGCCTAGCGGCTTAATCGACTTGTAGTCACGGGGTATGGGTTCCACCCTGTCATATAACGGGCCCAATCACTTATAACAATTAAAGGATATAACATTGTTTAAATTCTCCGAAAAGGGAATCGCAAAGTTTATCATTTTTTGTTTTGTCTACTTAATTCTTATTTTTGTATCTATGGCAACATTGCCGGATAATGCAGACAGTCACGAAGTAGATAAAGATAGTCTGAACTGTTTAGCTAAAAACATATACTTTGAAGCTAGAGGAGAAGAAATTATTGGTCAATATGCTATTGGTCTCGTAACTCTAAATCGTGTAAAAGACAAAGATTTCCCTAATAACATCTGCGACGTTGTATATCAGGCAGTAAAGATAAACAACAAAATAGTAAAATATAAGTGTCAATTTTCTTGGTATTGTGACGATAAATCAGATACACCAAAAGATTTACAAAGTTGGTATAAAGCTATTAGTATAGCAGATACATTACTACACTTTAACGTAGAAGACTTCACAAGAGGTTCTAGATTTTATCATGCGGATTATGTCGTACCCGAATGGAGCAAAAATAAAAAGGTATTAATTAGAATAGGAAAGCATATTTTTTATGAATAATTTTTATAATAGTCTCGCTAACGATAAGAAACTATCGATTATTGCTGGACCGTGCGTTTTTGAAAATCAAGAGTTGGCAGTGGAAATCGCAGAGACTCTAAAAGAGATTTGTGACGATTTATCTGTCAACTTTTGTTTTAAAATGAGTTTTGATAAAGCAAATAGAACATCATCCTCTTCATACAGAGGAGACTTTGATGGTGCGTATTATGCATTTGATTCAATAAGAAATAGAGGTATACCTACATTAACAGATGTACATGAATCTTGGCAATGTTCCGTAACTAATGCAGACATTCTTCAAATACCAGCATTTCTCTGTAGGCAAACTGATCTTCTAAAATCAGCTGCCGAAACTGGTAAACCTGTGAATGTAAAAAAAGGACAATTTTTATCTCCATGGGAAACAAAAAATATAGTTGACAAGATAAAATCCTTTGGTTATAATGAAGTAATGTTAACTGAACGAGGTACAACATTTGGATATAACAATCTCGTTGTTGATATGCGTTCATTAGAAGTGATGAAAGAATATGCACCTGTCATTATGGATTGCACACATGCCGTACAATATCCAGGAGGTCAGGGAGGTTCAAGTGGGGGTGATAGACGTTTTGCTTCTGTTATTGCTTATGCGGCTACCGCTGTATCAATAGCAGGACTCTTTATGGAAGTCCATCCAGATCCTGATAATGCACCGAGTGATGGTCCTAATATGATTAAATTAAAAGATTTTTCAAAAATAATAGAACAAATTTTAGAAATTGATGGAGTGGTTAAAAAATGATTTATGGTAAAGTTTGGGGTCAGACAGAACCTCTTTTAGTGACTCCCATGATTGAAGTCCACAGAATCATTACAAAGTCTGGTTATAAATGTTCAGAACATTTACATAAACACAAGTGGAACGGATTCTATTGTATTAGCGGTAAAATGAATATTTTTGTACGTAAGAATGATTATGATCATACAGATAAGACAGAACTAGGACCAGGAAATTTCACTACAGTGAAGCCGGGTGAATATCATTGGTTTGAATGTGTAGAAGACGCTGAGGTACTAGAAATCTATTACGCTGAATCAATCTCAGAAGATATTGTAAGAAAGAATACTGGAGGAATTATTTCGAAATGATTGATAAGAATAAGTTCAATCAAGAAATTGAAGATTTTGTGTATGAAACTGGTGAATCTTATATTGACGCAATTATCAATTTTTGTGAAAAGAATAATGTAGAGATTGAATCTGTTGCTAAAATGATTAATAGAGTTATCAAGGCGAAGATTGAATCAGAGGCTAGTGATTTAAATTTACTAACAGAGAAATTATGCAGATTGCCCATGTGATGTCGTTTCCTGGTTTCAATGCGTATAAAACTTATCTTGCGCTGAGAAGTCATTTTACGACTGATTATGATTACTTTAAATATAATGGTAAACTGAGAGTAAAGGAGGAATCTTTTTTAAGACGTAAAGACAAGTTTTTCTTCGAGAAGATAGAAAGGAGGCATAAGAAGGAACTTGTTCCATTCTTCGTTTCAAATCTAATCAAGGAGGATAATAATTGGAGTGGAGGTCTTGTTTCTGACAAGGCTGAACAAGTCTTTAACGAATGGAAGAGAAAGTTCCAGTCACTTAAATATTCATTCCGTGAAGATATGAGTAAACTTCGTGATTATATGGATCGGAATGATCTTCAGTTTGATGAGGTGTTTCAGTGTGATGATGGGCAACATCCAATAATTCTGAAACTCCTCATCTCTGAAGATATATCAATCGAGTCTTTTATTATACTAGACAAAGTGCTAGGATTCGTGAAAAAGATCAATAAATACGTTGACGATTTCATTTGGATCGAGTATAATAAGAAGATAGTAAAGTATTCGTCATTTATTGAAATTGATCCAAAGGAGTATCGTCATGTCGTAAAATCTATATTTGTTTAAGTCGTATAAAGTCGTATTAAGTAGTTTTAAGGAGAATCAAAAATGGCAGCAACATCTTTTGCCGCACTCAAGAAGTCAAGTAAGTCATCACTTCGTGACCTAGTAACAGCAGCCGAAAAGATTACGGCACGAGACGAACTCAACACAAACGAAAATATCTGGAAGCCTGAAGTAGACAAGGCAGGAAACGGATACTCAGTCATTCGATTCCTACCAGCAGCCCCTGGTGAAGAACTTCCATGGGTCAAGGTATACAATCATGGATTCCAGGGTACTGGTGGTTGGTGGATTGACGAATGTCGAACCACAATTGGCGAAAAGTGTCCAGTTTGCGAACACAACTCTATGCTTTGGAACTCAGGTGTAGAGTCCAACAAGGATATTGTTCGTAAGCAGAAGCGTCGATTAAACTATTATTCCAATGTTCTAGTCGTATCAGATAAGGCAAATCCTCAGAATGAGGGTCAAGTGTTTCTTTATCGGTATGGCGCAAAGATCTTCGAAAAGATGCAGAATGCAATGCAACCTCAATTTGAAGATGAAGATCCAATGAATCCTTTCGATTTCTGGGAGGGTGCTAACTTCAAGTTGAAGATTCGTCGATATGAAGGTTATCAGAACTATGACCTATCAGAGTTTGATAAGAGTTCTGCTGTATCTGACGATGATGCAAGGATTGAAGAGATTTGGAAATCTCAACATCCACTATCTAAGTTTCTTGATGTATCTAATTTCAAGTCATATGAAGAACAAAAGACTCGACTCAATCGTGTTCTTGGTCTTGATGGTGGTCCTGAACTAAGTGAAGTTGCTGCAGCACCTCAACCTCGTGTTGCGGCAGCTAAGGAAGAAGATAGTGTTCCTTGGAGTAATGATGATGAAGAAGATGACGATAGTCTATCATTCTTCAAGAAATTGGCAGAGGAGGATTGATAAAATATCAGAGGGGACTTCGGTCCCCTCTTTTTTGTCTGTATAAAATATAATAAAAGATTAATAAAAGGATAACACGTCTGTAACAAAATTTTGTTAAATATGAATATTACATACGATTACAAGTTCGAAAGGAGATCAAAATTTTGATTAAAACATTAACACTCGCTGCCTTAACATCGGTACTTATTGTAACATCTGCATCTGCAAGGGACCAGATTCGTATCGTTGGTTCTTCAACAGTATTTCCATTTTCCACCAAAGTTGCTGAAGAGTTTGGTAGGACTAGCGGATTTAAAACGCCTGTTGTAGAATCAACTGGTTCAGGTGGTGGATTCAAATTGTTCTGCGCTGGAGTCGGAGAAAAACACCCAGACATCACAAATTCTTCACGCAAAATTAAGAAATCAGAAGTAGAGCTTTGTGCAAAGAATGGTGTAACACCAATCGAATACGAGATTGGTTTTGATGGTATTGTAATTGCTAACGATAAATCAGCAACTCAATATAATTTTCAATTGAAACATATTTTTTTAGCTCTTGCCGCTAAGGTTCCAGTAGATGGTAAGTTAGTACCAAATCCATATGTGTATTGGTCTGATGTAGATCCATCTCTTCCTAATGTAAAGATAAAGGTATTTGGTCCTCCTCCAACATCTGGTACACGGGACGCTTTTCTAGAACTCGCTATGGAAGGTGGAGCTAAACAAATTTCAGAACTAAAAGATCTTAGTAAAAAGGACAAGAAGAAGTTTAAGAATATTGCTCACCACATCCGTGAAGATGGTGCGTATGTTGATGCAGGCGAGAACGATAATCTAATTGTTCAGAAGCTCCAATCAGATCCAAATTCTCACGGCATTTTTGGATACTCATTCTTGGACCAAAACTCTAATGTTATCC